AATTTTGTAAGAACAAGAGACGAGTTAAACTGTTACCTTAGGACCTCTAAGGATTTTGCAACAACATCAGGAACAGCATCAGCTTATGAAGCTGACTTTGAGGTAGCTGCTGCTAAGGTGGCTGGTGAAAGAGTTACTGCTTTTTTTCATGTAGCCAACAGTGGTAGCGCAACAATCAACATTAATTCTACTGGCTCATCACCTATTAAAGTTTTTGGTGGTGAAGCCTTATTACAGGGTATGATTAAAACTGGTTGTTACCATGAGTTAATGTGGAATGCAGTAGATTCTCATTGGGAATTAATAAACCCTTTTCCAGTAGCTGCAGGGTACTTTAGCGCTAATAAAACTATTACTCTAACTGGAGCGGTAACCGGATCTGTCTCTACAACCTTTGGGCCAGGGAGCTCAGGCAGTATTTCTACTACACTGGCTAACAGTGCGGGTCTTGCAGCATACCCAGTAGGCTCTATTTACATTACTACTATTGCTGAAAACCCTGCAACTACTTTTGGAGGGGGCACTTGGGTCAGGTTTGGTGCAGGTAAAGTCTTGATGGCTCAAGACACAGCTGGCAGCCTGTACACCTTAGGAACTAATCATGGTCATTACACCCACACTTTAACAGCAGCTCAATCTGGTCTTCCAGCCCACAGTCACACTCAACGTGGTGGTGGCTTTAATGGTAACATAGGTATGGAACCCGGTTCTAGTCGTAGCAGCGAACTGGGTGAAACAAGCGATTCAGAGCCTCAAAATGCTGCAGAATCTTTTAGCCTTTTGCAGCCTTGCATTGTAGTAGCTATGTGGAAACGTACAGCATAATAGGAGAAACGTATGTCAACTTCACCAAGAACACCAAGAACTTTCTTTCCGGCTGACTTAACGCCATTGATTGTTTCTGGGTGGCAAACAAATAAATTTGATGGAAGCATTCCTTTCTGGGCTGATGTTGATGGACTTCAATTCACTGAGTCAGGTATTAGGCGTAGACCCGGACATAGCTTTTTGTTTAGACCCTTAAACGGTGCAACTTATAAATCAATTAGGGGTATTACTTCAATACAAGAGTATGGTACAAAAGTTATTTACGCAGGAGACTTAGATAAAATATACCGATACAAAGCAGATGATCCTACCTCTACAGATGGTACTGTAGTAGGCTCTGGTTATAATCTAATAGAAAACAGCGGTGAATCTGTTTGGGACTCTGGAGCATCTGTTTGGGACGGTGGGGGTACTACTTGGGATGCTGGGATTAATGAGCCAAGCCTTTGGTCTTTTACTAATTTTGGTACTTGGGTAATAGCTGCAAATGATATAAACCCACTCCAGATAAAAAAGAATAATGAAACCTTTGCTGAGTTATCTAACAATAAAGCTAACTTGCTTACAATAACTAATGGTGGGTCCTCTTATGCTCAAGGTGATCAGGTTACTTTTTTAAACGGCTTAACAGCAACTGTTGTTGCAGTAGCCTCAGGAGTAGTGTCTTCTCTTTTTGTTACAAACTGGGGCGGTACTTATACTAGTAATCAAGTTTTAACGGCTTCTGGGGGATCTGGCGCTAATTTAATAGTTACCGTTACAACATCTAATTGCCCGTTTACTAGAGTTAAGGCTGTTGATAAATCAGGACCACATATCCTAGCTATTAACTATGACAAAGGATCTGTAAGTGGTGAGTTCGATGTAGCTTGGTGCGATGAAGATGACCCCGATCAATGGGACCCCTTTGCTTCTGGCAGTGCTGCAGGTAGTCTTACGTTACGAGAAGCCTCTTCTCCCCTTAAGTGCATTGTACCTTTAGGTGAAAACAAAGCTATCTATACAGACGATCAAATGTTTATTCTAAGTTACTTAGGGTCTCCCTTTTACTTTGGGTATCAAACAGCTATGACTTCTGGTGTAGGTGCAGTGTCATCTAAATCAGTTGTATCTGTGGATAGGCTTAACTACGGTTTATCTCGAAGAGGTTTCTTTGAAACAGACGGTAACTCAGTTAAACGTATTGGAGATGCAGAAGGCATTAACAGATATGTTTTAGCTAACGTTTCAGAAGGAGAGTACTCAAAAGTTATTGCGTACCACAACAAAGAACACAATGAAGTCATTTGGTCTTTACCTTTAGAAGCTAATGTTAACAACATTGAAATATCTTACAACTACTCTACAGGTGTCTTTAGTAAAAAAACTGCAGCTACTACTGCTGCTGCAGAAAGTGGAGTATTCCATCACCCAATTACAGCTGATGGTACATCTCGTATACACTTTGAAGACGGGTCTTCGAGCCCTCACGTAACAACAGCTACTACTAAAGCACATGACCTTGAAGACCCTTACGCAATTAAAGAGATTACAAGTATACGTGTAGGTAAGGTTGGTGAAGGTAATCCTAAAGTATCTGTAGGTTGGGCTTCTAGTATTAATGACGAACCCACTTTTTATGAAAGTGATTCCTTTTATGTAGATGCTAAATACAAAGAATATAATGTTAGAACTTCTGGTAGGTATCTATTTCTTAAGATAGAATCTAGTGGATCTGCAGATACTTGGGAAATATCTAACATTGTTATTAAAGGAAGGCTAAGAGGATTTAGATAATGTTACCAGTAAAATATGATGCAAGGTCTACTCAACGTGAGCTAGATAAAATAGATAATAAAGTTAATAAGATAGAAGCTGGTGGTTCCCCCACTACTCTTGCGGAAGATTTAGCTAAAGGTAACTCTACTGGTGGAAGTGATATCAATGTTAGTACCGGTGATGATATTAACTTTGGCGTAAGTTCTAAGAGCACATACAATAATATCCTTAAGATATACCATGATGGTTCTAATAGTTATGTTAGTGAGTTTGGGACTGGTGACCTTGTATTATGGGGGTCTGCTAAGATAAGAATGGGAGGGCCCTATAGCTCTCCAATTATTATAGCAAACTCTAGTGGATCAGCTGAGTTAAACTATGCGGGTACCAAATGTTTAGAGACTGTTATAGGTGGTGGTGTTAAAGTAGAAACTACAATAGAGTTTGGTGGTCTTAAGGGGACTACCGGCACTACTGTGACAAGGATACTAGATGAAGACAATATGGCATCTAACTCTAACACAGCCTTAGCGACCCAACAGTCTATTAAACAATATGTAGATAGTCAGTCAGCATCAGCAGGAGAACTTCTTACTACACTAAGCGGTTCCATAACCGACAGTGAGTTAGCTAGTAGTCTATCTACTCCGATTGCTACTATCCCGACATTGACTAGTAATCTAGGTACTCTTACTACAAACTTAAATACTAGTAATGGAAACATTAGTGACCTTATAGATTTCACTGGTTACACTGAAGGTTACTCTGGATCTGATATACTAGCAAGATTAGGTGCTACTGAAACTGTAGCTAATTCTAAAGTAACTGCAGCTCAACTAGCAGCTGAGGCTGCTGCAAGAACTGCTGCAATTTCTTCTTCTGCTCTTTCACTACAAGACCAGATAGATGACCTGCTTGCTGTCCCTGACTATAACAACACAACTGCCTACGCTATTAACGATCAAGTTGTTTACCTTGATAAACTTTACATTGCTACTGCAGCAACTACAGGTAACCTACCTACAAACACTTCTTTCTGGAATGTGCTAGGTGATTACTCTAGCTTAGGTGCTTTGGTAGCAGACAACTCTGCAGATATTACTGCTATAAATACAGTAACTGCTGGTAGTTCTTCTGCTGCAGCTCAGGCAATTACCGCCCTTAACGCTACAGTTAATGATGAAACTACGGGGGTTGAAGCTACCTCGGATGCCTTAGAGGTTGTAAAGCTATTAGTTAACCATGGGACAGACGGTGTTAATGCTTCAGCTAGTAAGATTACTACTTTAGAAACTAAAGTTAACCATCCTGCTACAGGGGTTACAGCTACTTCAGAAGCTTTAGGTCTTATAGAAACTAAAGTTAATGCTGATGGAACTGGAGTTACTGCTTCAGCTGGTAAGATTACTGCTTTAGAAGCCACAATAAATCACCCCACTACAGGCTTTACTGCTGTTTCTGATGCTTTAGATGTTGTAGAGTTATTAGTTAACGACAATGATGATGGGGTTACTGCTTCAGCTACTAAAATTACTGCTTTAGAAAC